CTATGGAAAGAAAACGAACTACCGCTGCTTCTCACAAAAGCGATGCCATCAAGAAGCAAATCATAGATTTTCTGATGCAAGGCTACTCAGTCCAACGAGCCATGGATGCCGTTGGACGAAGCATCAAAACTTACGAGTACTATCGAAAAACTGACTCTGAGTTTGCTACCGCCATCGACAAAGTACGGTCCATGACCGCCAGGGGTGAGATAGGCGGGGCACGAGGCGAAGTACCACCCTTTGCCGAGTTCTCTGAGAAGTACCTGGGAACTAAGGTTTTCAAGCATCAACAGCATTGGATTGACTTATTGGAGGGTAGAACCCCTGAGGATGTCCACCCTGCCATAGCCTACGAACAAGGCTCACCCGACTTACTCATCGTCAACACCCCACCTGAGCACGCGAAGTCCACGACCATCACGGTCAACTACGCCGTCTATCGGATTTGCCAGAACCCTAATATCAGAATCATGATTGTGTCAAAGACACAGGCTATGGCGCAAAAGTTCCTGCTCTCCATAAAGAACAGACTAACGCATCCTAGATACCAGGACTTACAACTGACCTTTGGACCTCCAGGGGGTTTTGAGAAGAACTCTGATTCGTGGAAGCAGGACTTGATTTACCTATCCTCCGAAGCCAGGGACTCTGGCGAGAAGGACCCCACGGTGCAGGCTATCGGTATCCGAGGGCATATCTACGGTGCTCGTGCCGATTTGATTATCATGGATGACTGCGTGGACCACACCAACGCCCATGAGTACGAAAAGCAGATTGACTGGATTCAGTCGGAAGTCATGTCTCGTATTGACAACGATGGGGGCAGACTACTCGTTATAGGCACCCGTCTAAGACCCAGAGATTTGTACTCTGAACTGCGCGACCCTATGCGCTATCCGGACGAGACTTCCCCTTGGACTTACTTCGCACAACCCGCCGTCTTGGAGTTTGACGAGGACCCCGCCAACTGGGTCACCCTCTGGGCTAAGACCAACATGCCACCCGTATCCGGCAAGGGCGAACCTGACGAGGATGGGTTGTACACAAAGTGGGATGGGACAGCACTTCACAAGAAGCGCTCCCGCATCTCCCCGAACCTGTGGGCTATGGTCTATCAGCAGCAACAGGTACAAGAAGATTCAGCATTTCCTTCCGATGCCATCAAAGGCGTTATCAACGGCGCTCGCAATGTCGGACTCATACCCCGCGGTAAAGCAGGGAACCGACCCAATGGCATGGATGGACTTATCGTTATCGCCGGTCTTGACCCCGCAGGCTCTGGCTACACCGCAGCAGTATGTCTGGCATTGGATGTATCCACCCAGAAGAGATACCTGTTGGATGTCTCGAACAAGCCTGGTATGAAGCCTGATGAAATCAGAGCGCTCATCAAGGGTTGGACCGACAGATACCGAGTCTCTGAGTGGCGTGTTGAGAAAAACGCTTTCCAGACCATGCTCACTCAGGACCGTGAGGTACGGGAATACCTGTCGTCACGGGGTGCAATTTTACGCGAACATCACACGGGTCAAAACAAATGGGACTCTAACTTCGGAGTTGCATCCCTGACGACCCTCTTCCATGGCTATGAAGAAGACGAAGCGCTCATAGAGTTCCCGTCCACTCACGCCTCCGAAGGAATCAAGTCTCTTATAGAACAACTGGTGACATGGTATCCGGATGCGCCTAAGTCGCAGAAGACAGATACCGTCATGGCTTTCTGGTTCGCAGAACTAGGCTGCCGTGACCGTCTAAACAGTGCTCGCTCATTCGCCAGGACTCATAATCGTATGAGCATGTTCCACACGAAGTATGACCAGTCCAGGCAAGTAACAGTCAACCTATATGAACAAAACTACGCATAGAACAGGAGGTGGGTGTGGCGCTCACTCCAAGTGAAATTGCAGACAACTTTGACCGCATCAAGGCAGACAACGCCGAACGCGATTCGCGTATGGAAGAAGTCCTGCTCGTCCGTCAAGGTCGCATGCGAGATGTGTACCCAGACCTGTTCCCAGATGGTCCATTCCAAGACCCAATCGTTGCGAACATGGTGGACATCTCCGCCCGCGATTTGTCTGAGGTCATCGCGCCCCTACCGGCTTTCAACTGTAACTCGCCTACGATGGTTTCTGAGAAGGAACGCAAGAAGGCTGACAAGCGTGAGGAAATCGTCAACGGCATCGTTGACTTCTCCGACTTGTCCACACAGATGTTTACCGCTGCTGACAGGTATGTAACTTATGGCTTTGTGCCTGCACAGGTTGAAGTGGACATGGACAACAACATGCCACGCATCCGCTTCCTCGATGCTTATGGCTCGTACCCAGTCATTGACCGATTCAACCGAGTCACTGCTTTCTATCAGAGAATCAACAAGACCACGCAAGAGTTGATGGCTGCATACCCAGAGTATGCCCACATCATCTATGACCGTGATGCTTCGTCTTCCATGGTTGAGATTGTTCGCTACCACGACAAGGACCAGGATGTTCTCTTCATTCCATCACGCAACAACCTCGTCATAGACCGTGCACCTAACCCACTGGGTGAGTGCATGATTCGTGTGGTCAAGCGACCATCTCTTGACTCGCAAACACGCGGTCAGTTCGATGATGTCTTGGCTATTCAAGTTGCCAAGGCTCGCTATGCACTGCTTTCTCTTGAGGCTGCTACTAAGGCAGTTCAGGCTCCTATCGTTGTTCCACGAGATGTAAGCGAGTTAGCCCTTGGACCAGACGCTATTATCCCTACTGAAAACCCTGCAGCAGTACGCCGAGTTGCGATTGAAATACCGCCAGGCGCTTTTGCTCAGCAACAGGTCCTTGAAGGCGAACTGCGACTAGGAAGCCGTTACCCAGAGTCTCGTACCGGAAACATTGATGCTTCCATCGTCACAGGTCGTGGCGTGCAGGCTCTCATGGGTGGCTTTGATACCCAAATCAAAACAGCGCATGCAATGTTTGCTCGCGCCTTTGTCGAACTCCTTAGCCTTTCACTCAAGGTTGATGAGAAGATTTTTGGCGATATGGAAAAGCAACTTCGTGGCACCCGCAACGGAACTCCATACAACATCAAGTACAAGCCAAAGCGCGACATTGATGGTGACTACACCGTTGATGTGCAGTACGGTCTTATGGCTGGACTTGACCCGAACCGAGCACTTGTCTTCGGACTACAGGCACGCGGTGACAAACTCATCAGCCGTGATTTCCTTCGTCGTCAGATGCCATTCTCCTTCAACGCAACTCAAGAAGAAGAGAAGGTTGACACCGAGGAACTGCGCGATGCGATGAAGCAAGCAATCGCTTCCTACGCACAGGCAATCCCTGCGCTCGCCAGCCAAGGTCAAGACCCATCCGACATTCTCTACAAGTTGTCTTATGTCATCAATGAGCGACAGAAGGGAACCTCAATCGAGGTTGCAGTCTCTGATGCGTTCAAGCCACAGACTCCCCCACCTGGCGCTATGACCCCTGGAGGAATCGTAAGTCCCGACATGATTGGGCAACCAGGTGCGGCAATGCCAGGTGGTGAGGGTCTTCCAGAAGGACTGAGCGCTACTGGTCGTATGGTCGGTGTTGCTCCAGGACAAGTTGCTCCAGGTGGACGACCAGATGTTCAGTCGCTCCTTGCAAGTTTGACTCAACGAGGCGAGCCGAATCTACAGGCATCCCTCATCAGACGACTACCAGCATAGGGGAGGTGAACATGAAGAAAGCATCAAAGTTGGCGAAGGGCTACAGCAAGAAGCCAGCGAACCAAGGGTCCGCAGGTAAGCCAAATGTACAGAAGCCTATGTTGGCAAAGAAGGCATCGTCTAAGGGTGGCAAGGTCTATCAGACCGCAGCACCACGAGGCACACGCGGAAGCAAGAACAAGTAATTCAGTGACCTGAGCAAGTCCATAAACTGCTCATAACAACTGACCTTAGGTGGGAGGAAAAATGGCATTGCCAAGAGAGCAGAACTTTCAGGTATCTGCAACCGGCGGTGCGGGCACGGATGGACAGCCTGCGCGATATGCAGCAGGTGTCGATAATGCTGGAGAGTTCTATGACATCCAGACTCAAGCACGCATGGCTGGTAAGAATCCAGCAGTAAGTCGTGTGCCATCTCCGTCAGGACAGCGCCCGTTTCGTGGCGACTCAGCCTCACCACTTGTGCCACTTACGGCACCAACACAGCGCCCAGAAGAAGATGTCCGCATGGGTTCAGCCATGGGCATGGAAAGCATGTACGCAACTGACAACACTGCTAATGCAGAAGATGCTGCTCGTATGCGTGAGGCGCTTCCATATCTGTCCGTCTTGGCTGAATTGCCAGAAGTATCTAACGCCTATCGCAACTATGTGCGATACCTACGAGGCATTCTGTGAATTTTCTTGACTCGCTCGGCAAGGCTGCTGAAAAAATACAATCAAATGGGTTTGCCAAGGACATTGGCTTACCGACTCTTATGTTTGATGTTGCCAGCATTGCCTCGAACGACAAGAACTGGGTAGGAGATGCGTTCAATATCGCTGCATCTTCCTTTAGAAGTAGCGTTCTAGCAGCATCGTACCCAATCCGCAAGACTGCGGGCGCTGCTTTCAACAAAGTTTTGCTTCCTACAGCGCAGTTGTCTTACCAAGTTGGTGGCAGATACCTGCGTGAGCCACTTTCTGCAGCGCTTTTGACCGCTGCAACGGGTGATGTCAAGAAGTCATGGGAAAACCGCGACGAGATTTCCGCTGGTCAAGCCCTTGCCTACCTTGGCGACAGGATGACATTCGGAGCAGCACCGTTTATACCGCAAGACTTCGACATCTTCAACCCCAATGACCGCAAGATTTTTCAAGAGGACTGGACTCTTCGCACCCTTACAGGCGCTTACGACACATTCTTCACAACAGTTACAGACCCGCTAGGCAAAATAGGAAAAGCAGCAGGTCTTGCTAAGAAGGCACTGGTTACCCGTCCATTGGGTATGGCAGATGCCAATATGAAGACCCTGGCTCGTGAGTTTTTCGTACCGAAGTCCATCCGCTCTACCACGATTATGTCCCCCCAGACCCTTGCTAAGGGAATCAACGAGGGTCGTGAAGAAGGTGGCGAACTTTATAACACGCTTTCGTGGTTTGCTAAGAGCGACCAGATTGCAGTGCGTACACACCCCATGGTTGCAGCATCTACTGATGCAGACACTCTCTCATATTTGTTGGGTCAGGCTAAAAGCGTTGATGAAGTAGCGGACACACTCCTTGCAGTATCGGTCCGCGATACCGAGGCTATGGCTCGCTTAGTGCAAACTCGCAAGCAAATGTCTTTTGTCTTTGACAAACTCAAGGACACACCACGCACCCAAAAGCAAGCGTTGGATAACATACCAACCAACGGTATTGTCGAAGATGCCAATGTCTTGGCAGCAGCAGATGATTTGCTTGCCACATTGGGCGAGGACCCATACTTCAAGGCTCTTTCTACCTTTGACGATAGAGCAGCAGATTTGAGTAAGCGTACATTCGGTACGCCAGTATTTGAGAAAATGGCTATCAACCGTGCGGAACGCCGTGCTGCCAGACTCAAGGATTTTGACCGCCCCACTTCCTTTCCTACGGTAGGATACTTCCAGCCAACCAAGTACCACCCACTCGTGGCGGTAGTCAACTTCGGTGTAAAGAAGGTCGGAGATGGATTTGCTGAGAAACCAGCAGGTTATGTCAACCTCAATGACTCTGATTCCTTTACTGAAATTGCGGCATTTGGCAACCTTCTGCGCCGTGTTGTTGGAAATGGCGCAAGAGAGACAATCCAAAGACACCTAGAGGATTACATCAAGTCTGGTGGTACACCTGAACTTCGTGCCCGTGTCGTTGAGTCTTTTGAGGACGAGTCCATTGCTCTCATCAACCGCAGACTCGGAGTAAGTGACGAAGCAGGTGCTGCTATCTGGGCAGCGTATAAACAACGCCGTAACACCGCCCGTCAAACAATCAAGGACCGCAAGTTCTTGATGACCGAAGATGACCTCATCCTCAAGATTCCATACCTAGAGCGCCAAGGTGCTAACGCACTGCCAATGGTTGACCTAGAGAACTACGCTCGTGTTATCGAAAAGAACAAGGGCTTTGTAGATTCCTTGGCTGGTGGTTTAGACATCAACGACCCAGACTCATGGCGTTACACCACGGGTATTCTCAATGACATGTGGAAGGCTTCGGTCCTTCTCCGTCTCGGCTATACCATCCGAAATGTCTCCGAAGGTGCACTTTCTATCCTTGCCAAGGGCTACGGCTTGATGGCTTTGAGCGACTTGAACAAAGAAGGATTCGGTGCTTGGTACACCAACCGAGTCCGAGGACTTGAGCGCCTTGCAGATAAAAGGCTTGTAGCCCAAGGACTTCGTGAAGATTCTGTCAAGTTGCGCCAAGCCTTTGCTGAAAAGCAACAGGAGTTCATGGCTTCTGAGCGTTTATACGACGAAATCAAAGATTACTTGCCAGCAGTTGAGCGTTTATACAGACAGGGCAAACTGACCGAAGACCAGTACCGTGAGGTAGTTGAGGTCTTTCAGTACGCAACAGGCGAGTGGCTATACCACGGCTCAACAGCACCGCTAACTGGTTTAGACAATGCCCGCGCTTTTGCGATGACTTACTCTGAGGACATTGCCAACCGCTACGCAGAGGCTGGCATGCCAGTTATCTCAGCATCTGAGATTTATCGTAGGATGACCGGCAGGGCTTACCCGATGCCGAAGAACCTACGCACCCGTGAGGGCGAGCGCCTTACCCCAAAGCGTGAACCATCGCTTTCTATGCAGACTATCGCAGCAGATATGCGCGAAGGATTCCAGCGAAGCACTGACAACGGCAATACCGTTGAAATGCTCAACACTCAGACTGGTCAGTGGCGTGCTATCAACCCAGAGACTGTCTCGCAAGAATCGCTTCTTTCCCGTCAGTTCCGAGTCCGTAAGCCTGGAAACCAGGGCGTTGTCATGGGTCGCAAGGTGTACGGTCAGACCGTTGACCTTCGCCTAATAAACGGCAACCAGTCTCGTATTGGTCTAAACGACTATCCAGAACTCAAGACAATTCTTGAGATTGACAGCGCTGCTAAGTGGCGTGGTCGTGCCGGATGGGAAGGCAAAGAGAATCGTCTCCTTGATTGGATGCGAGCCAACGGTGTTGGCAAACTCGTATTGCCAGATAACAAGGCTAATGGGCGTGCAACCATTCTGGTTGACCCCGACATGGTTGAGGCGTTTGGCAAGAACCCTGTTGTGTCTTTGGCAGAGAAGCGTATAAACGCAGTCAAAAATCAACAGACACTTCTTGGCGAAGAGTCACGCATCGCAAGCATCATTGAGCGCACGGTTCAACAAGGTGGCGGAACATTCCGCTTTGCCGAGTCTATGGATGGTGATGTACCAACCCAAGGCGTATCCGTTGCAGTTCGTGGCGCTACCCACTCGTTCAGCCTTGAAGATGCACGCACCAACCCACAGGCATGGATTGACTCCATGGCATCTCACTTTGAGAAGAACCTGGAAAAGTTTGGTACCGCTGACCACTTCGGTACTTGGGTTGAAGATATTGATGGCGTGCCACACATTTGGGCAGAGCCAGTCAATGTCGTTATGGACCGCAAGAAGGCTGTACTATTAGGCTCAGAAAGAAACCAAAAGGGTGTCTTTGATGTGGGCAAGGGCGAGTTTATCTCCACGGGAGGAACAGGCGATGAAGGAGCAAGCGCAGCGTTTGCATTGGGTCAAGGCACCAAAGCCAATTTCGGATATGTCTCCAGAGGAGCGGCAGGCGTTCGCCAGAGAACTCGCAGAGAAGGCTTTAGAGAACGCGTTGATGAACTCTCGGCAGCCATTGCCTCCAAGCAATACCCTCTCGACGGAATAGTAAATATCATCCGTGAGATTGCGGATGGTCAGGCTTTTGTCCGTAAGGACATGCAACAACTCATGGCTCGTCTCGATGCTCGCATCGTAGAAGAAGCAAGGATTGGTGGACCTAAGGCAATTCAGGGAACTGGTCGCCGTGTAGAAACACTTTATGACGGAACTAAGGTAGAGATTGACGATGCCTTCGGTGGCGAACTTGGTCAGATTCTACTCGACAGAACCGACAACACACAGTCCTACAGGAACTTCGTAGATTACCCTTCGCAGTTGTTTAGCGCCCAGTATGGCAACTTTGCTGAGGAAACCCTCACGCCAAACATGCCTCAGTACTACACGGGTTATGCCAACTCGCTCAACACATTCTTCCGTTCCCCAGATGGGCGTATTGACCCGCTCATCGAAATGTTCATCAACGGCAGCAAGCCAGAGGATGTAGTCCGATGGCTGCGAAAGCCAGAGAACAAGGCATACGCACAGCGCTTCAATATCGACACACCTGGTATCAAGGTGCAGTCAGAGCGCTTGAATGTCTCGATTGATGCAGAAGAGTTCGTTGGTGACTTGTATAGCGCCTACAACCGCTACCTGCCAGATGCTCAGATTCAAGAAGCCTTCCGTGCTGGAATCATTGATGAGCAGTGGCTACGCCGTCACTTCGCAGATGAGCCTGCTATGCCAGACATCATTGGGCGTATCGTGCCAACCAGCCCACAGGCTCGTAACTGGCAAGATGCTATGGCTAAGGTTGTTGACCGAGCGTTCTACTTCCTTGGCTCACTGCCTGAGACAACGATTGCTCGTCACCCGCTGGCTCGTCAAATCTACAGGGCTGACATCAAGCAACGCCTCAACACAGCCTTGGCTACAAAGCGTGTAAACGACCCAAAGGCTGAACTAACCCTGGATGAAATCAATGCCGTCCGCAAGGTTACGATTGAGTCAACGCGCCGAGAAATCAACAAGACACTTTTTACGATTATCCGCAAGTCCTACGCGGGCGAGAAGATGCGCTTTATCATGCCGTTCTTCAACGCCTGGGAGAACACCATCCGCCGATGGGGTGGCTTGGCTGGAGACAATCCGGCAGTCATTGCCCGTGCAGGTCAGATTGTTTCCTCCCTTCGTAATCAGCCTAATGTGGTTGACCAGAACGGAAACCCAACAACTGAGTTCTCCTACGACAACAAGATTGTTGTGCCTATGTCAGAGGGCGCTCTTAGCGCCGTTAGCAAGATTCCAGTCTATGGCAAAGGTATGGCACAGGCGCTTCGCGCAGCAGGAACCGAAGTAAGGATTCCAGTGCGAAGCCTTGACATCCTGTTCCAGGGTGAAGCAATCGCTGGATTCGGTCCAGTGGTAACCATGCCAGTCAACGAGATTGTCAAACTCAAGCCGGACTTGGAAGACATTGTTACATCAAGCGTGCTTCCTATCCTGCCATTCGGTCCACAAGAGGGAACCATCCAGCAGTTGTTCCCACCAGCAGCGCAGAAACTTGTCTCGCTCGTTGGACAGGATGAGGCATGGAGTCGTACCTTCAACACCGTCTATCGTTATGAGTTGATTCGCTTCAACCTTGGCGATAGGGACACGATGCCAACGCTTGAAGAAGTGCGCGAACTGGCTAACAACATGTACCGAGTCAAGATGCTCTCGAATCTGGTCATGCCATTCGCTGCCCAGTACGACTCGCCACTAAGTTTCTACACTACGCAGTTCCGCAAACTGCAGCAGACCTACGGAGCCGATGCAGAGGTGCTATTCCTGCAGATGTACCCAGAGATGGGTCCTGCTTTGGTGAGTGCTTCCTACAACCCAACGGGTGCACAGGCTTCTCAGAAGGCGTACCAAAACATTCAGAAGTACAGCAGCCTTATAAGCAAGGTGGGTCAGCAAACCCCTGAGATGATTGGCTTCTTGGTCAATGACCCTGAGGGCAAGTATGACTTCTCTGAGGCTGTGTACGCCTGGCAGTATGGCAACGCACCAGTTCCTGGCTCAACCGAGAACTACCGCGCTCGCCGAAACCCTGCTGAACTCAAGAAGGATGCCAATGTCAAGGTTGGCTGGATTGAGTTCCGCAAGAAGATGAACATGCTTGATTCACAGTTGTACGCACAGGGCTACCAGTCATACTCGGAATCAGGCGCTGAGGAGTTCAACACCCTTCGCCAGATGATGATTGCCGACATCACAACCCGCAACAAGGACTGGGCTGCTGACTACTACAGCGTAGATAGAGGCAAGTGGATTTACCGCATGGAGTCTCTCAAGACAATGCTCTCAGACCGCAAGTGGATGGCTGACAACGCGCAGCGCCCAGTGGTCAGCAGCATAGCAATTTACCTCAATACGAGAACACAGATTGCCAGAGAGTTGGCTAACCGCAAGGCATACGGTGGGGCATCAACCCTTACCGCGAAGGAAAACGAAGACCTTGATGGCTACTGGAACAGTGTCATCTACCAACTCAAGACTGGTTCTCCAGAGTTTGAGGACTTCTACAACCGCTTCCTACAAAACGACCCAGTGACACTCGGATAGGACTATGGCAACTAAAGCAGAGATAAGGCAAAAGATTCGGGCTAAGTATCCCGACTTGCCAGATAGCGACCTTCGTGATGCTGTGGATTACTTCATAGCCAATCCAGAGCAGTTCAACCCCAGAGACATTGTTTTGCCAGTAAGCAGAACCGTCCTTGAAGGTGGCGTTGTTTCTGGTGGCAAGGCTGCTTACGCTGGAGCAAAAGCAGGTCTAAAAGCAGCAAAAGATGTTGCCAAAACTTATGTTCCGAGGACTAAAACCGGCAAAGTATCTAAGGGCAAGATTTTTCTCGGAGGAAGTGCTCTTGGTGTTGCAGGTCTTATGCTTGGTGGCGGAGATGAAGATAACACCGCGCAAGAAGAAGCCTTGGCAGCACAGGCGCAAAACGACATGATGATGCAACTTGCCATGGCTCAGGCTCAAGGTATTGATGTCGAAAGCCTAGTAAGCCAGCCACTCGGACAAGCACTTCTCTCAAGCAGTGGTATTGATGCCAAACTACTTACCGGAGCAGCAGGTATCGTCCCAACCGCTGGCGGTGTTTACACGGGTAAGCCAGTTACGGTTAGCGCATATCCAGCAGAGGGTGGCGGAAGACCATCGTTTACTACCACCGACACCGTATCCACCAAAGAGTGGTCAAATATGTTTCCCATTGGCGACCCAAAGAAACTGTCTGAGTGGAAGAACACGCTCGTCAAGTCTGGGGTTGTCTCTGCAAGCGCCGGTCTTACGGAATTACGCCAGCAGTGGGATGCCTGGGGCGAGTTGTCTCAGCAGATGAACCGCATGGGCAACAAGTTGACACCTAACCAACTCCTAGAAATCCAGCGTGGTCTATGGGGTGGAGGCGGAGCCGATAGGGGACCGTCCTACAGCACATCCTTGATAAAGACCGAAAACGCTATGGCGATGTTCAAGCAGGGTGTTGAGAACCTTACGGGTCGAGTTATTGATGACACCGAGGCTGAGGAGTTTGCCAAGTTAGTCCGCAAGCGCCAACTCAAGAAGCCAACCAAGACATCCGTACAGGTTGTCGATGGTAAGAGAGTTACTGTTACGGACCCAGGATTTGGCGAGGCAGAGGCTGCTGCTCTTGTTGAGAGGCGTGCTCAGAAGGACCCAATGTTCGCAGAGTTCCAGACATCCAATGTATTTGGCAGCGCACTTGAGAAGGCTTTGGGGGTTAGAGGCTAATGGCAGACCCATTTGATAAGGACCCGCTAGGCACAGGTAAGCCATCCATGACTACATGGATTGTCAACTTGCTCAAGAATGTCCCAGAACTCAAAAACATTTATGACACCGTAAGGGACCCAAGCACCGGCAAGTTCTTGTATAACGCAGATGCCATTACGGATATGATTACCAGTAGCAGTTGGTATCTATCCAATGGACCAACCGTTGCAGGAAATATCGCAGCACGGTTCAAGTTTGGCGAGAAGTTCTACCAGCAAAAGGTAAACGAGTACAAGATAACCGTATCGGCTCTTGCTCGTGCCATGGGTCTTGATGTTGCTGACCCAAGTATATCTGAGTACCTCAGCGGGCTTGCTGAAACCTCATTCCTCAATGGATGGGATGAAAACTACATTGAGAACACCATCGTATCTAATGCAGATATTGTCGGTAAAATCTCCGGTGGAGCATACGCTAATCAGATTCTTGACCTCAACGAGTATGCAAACTTGATGGGCGTGAAGTTGAGCGACCAGACCAAGAGCAACTATCAGCGCCGACTTATCGGCGAGGTAGGTATTGATGGGCTTCGCAAGGCTGCATCTGTCGATGAACTCAAGAAGGAAATCGTCAACCAGCAGTCACTTCTCTACCCAATGTTTTCAGATGACTTTGCCGTAGGTCGAACCCTCTGGGATGTTACTTCCCTACAGCGCAAGAAGTGGGCAGACCTGCTTGAGGTAGATGAGGACACCCTTGACTGGGATGACCCGCTCTGGAAAGACGGCAAGATATTCACAATGATGGATGAGAAGAGCGGCAAGGTCGTAGCCCGTCCGGTATGGGATGCCGAGAAACTCGTCAAGAACGATGAGCGTTGGCAATATACGGAAAATGCTGCACGAACCTATGAGCAGTACGGTCTAAACATCCTTGGTCGCTTTGGATTGGTGGCACGCTAAATGGCTATGACTGCAGCGCAGTGGGCACGCTTTCAGGCTAGGTTGCCTGAGGAAGATAGAATGTCTTACCAAGAGTATTTGGCATCCGTTGGAACTGCCCCGACTCCACAGGTTACCCCTCAGACTCCAGATTTGACTGCAACAGAAGAGCGCACATTTGGTATTACAAACGCTCAACTCAACGCATTGCAAACGCCAGCAGTTACCGCTCCTACTACAACTACACCAGCAACATCTGCTGTTACAACTACACCAGCAACTTCTGCCGTAACAACCGGACCTGCTACCTCTGCGACAACTGGCGCTCCAGCCGGTACCGTCACAAAAGAGCAACTAGATGCTGCAATCAAGTCAGCATTGGCTACCCAAGCAACCGCATTTGCCAATCAACAGAGAGAAGCGGCAGCCCAGGCTTCGGCACAACGCGAGGCTGAGAGGCGTGCTGGAAAGCAGAAGGCTTCTGACCGGCTTGTTGCTCTCTTTACAACCTATGATTTAGGTAACCTTGCCCAGTTCATCGACAAGCAAATCATGAACGATGTCTCAGAAGACATGCTCATGCTTGAGATTTATGAGCGCCCTGAGTATAAGACTCGCTTTCCTGGTATGGCTGAACTGCGTAAGCAGGGTAAGGTAATCAGCGAAAAAGAGTACATGGGCATTGAGAAGCAGATGGAGCAGACTGCCCGTTTCTTTGACTTGCCTAAGGGTTTCTACGATGGACCAGAAGATTTCGGTAATTTGATTGGCAAGCAAGTATCTGCCAAAGAGTTCCAGGACCGCCTCCAGGTAGGTCAAGACTTGTCCCGTAGCCTCAACCCTTATATCAAGGAATCCCTCAGCAGCCTCTACGGTGTTGGAGAAGGTGCGCTTACCGCCTATGTTCTTGACCCAGATAAGGCGCTTAGCCTTATTCAGAGGCAGGCTAAGGCTGCACAGTTCGTTGGCTATGCTCGTGAAGCAGGCTTTGGACTCTCCAGCATTACGCCAGAAGTTGCCACGGATATTGCAGGCACTGCGCCTTATGCAAGTCTTTCAGAGCAACAACTGCAGAAGTCTTTGCAGCAAGCAGGTCAACTCCGCAGGGAGCAGTCACGCTTGGCTGGCATCGAAGGCGAGCCTTACCGCGAGCAAGAAGCGCTTGATGCAGTTATCAGTGGAAGTTCAGAAGCCCTCCTCGCATCACAGCGTAGGGCACAGCGTGAGGTTGCTCGCTTCGGCGGTACCTCAGGTTTGACAGGAACTTCCCTTAGGTCCGCAGACCTCATCTAAACAGAATCCCCACCCTGACCGACCAGCCCAGGGGGGCGTAGAAGTCTGGTAGCGATAGCCGTATGGGTTTCCCCGAACCTATGCGTGGATTGCGAATACAACCAACAAAAGGGAGATAGGTAGATGGCTACCAACTATACATACGATGACGAAGATGACGACACCTCAACAGATGTTGTCGCTCAACTCCGCAAAGTAAATCGTGCGCTCGAAAAGCGTGCAAAAGAACTAGAGCAGGAGTTGTCAGGTCTGAAAACACAGACCCGTCAGCGTACTGTCAAGGAAGTGCTACAGGCTAAAGGACTCAACCCAAAGATTGCAGCGTTTATCCCACAGGATATTGATGCTTCTGAGGAAGCAATCAACCAGTGGGTTAGCGAATATGGCGATGTATTTGGTGCACCAGTTCCAGCCCAAGAAGAAGCAAGACCCGCTGCGGATGTCAGCGCCCACGCAAGAATCAATAATGTTGTGGCATCAGGTCAACCACCAACGGTGGATGAAGATGCTATGGCAAAGGTTCTTGGGGCAAAGACCCGCGAGGACCTTGATGCACTCCTTGGTCTATAAACCAAACCCACATCAACCAATCACCAGGAGGTGAACACATGGCATTTACCGACACAACGGCTCTCGCTGGTCTAGTCAAGACAGCGTATGACCGCTATGTTGAGTTTGCCCTCCGCGCTCAGCCGATGATTCGTGCAGTCGCGGACAAGAAGCCTGCACAGCAGGCTATGCCTGGTTCAAGCGTTGTATTCTCACTCTACAACGATTTGACCGCGGCTACTTCTACCCTCGCTGAGACAACTGACCCAGATGCAGTAGCACTGCCAGATGTCTCCACCGTTTCCGTTACTCTCAATGAGTACGGCAACGCAGCGCTCGCAACTCGTAAACTTGAGTTGTTCTCGCTCTCCGATGTTGACCCTGCAATCGCAGACATCATCGCCTTCAACATGGCTGACTCCCTCGATACTGTCGCTCAGACAACTCTCGTTGGCGGAACCAATGTTCAGTACTCAGGCGCTACCGCAACCAGCACCGTGACTGTCACCGCAGCAGCGACTATCGACTCTGCAGACATCCGCAAGGTTGTTGCTAAGTTGCGCTCCAACAAGGCTGTCCCACGCATGGGTAGCCTCTACTGGGTTGGTATCCACCCAGAGGTATCGCATGACCTCCGTGCAGAGTCTGGCTCTGTCGGCTGGCGCGATACTCACTCACACACCGATGCCTCCCTTGGCAACCTCTTCGCAGGTACCATCGGAACATACGAGGGTGCTTTCTTCGTAGAGAACCCACGCATGTACTCGGCTAAGGATGGCGCTGACCAGTCCACACTTGCTACCACTCAGGTAACAGTTGCTGGTACTTCGGCTGGCTTCACCATCGGCGTTGCTTCCACTTCTGTTATCGCTCAGCGAGCAGAGGTTGGCGACAAGATTTCGGGCACCAATCTCGCCTCTGGCGCAAAGATTGCTGCTATCGAAGTTGGCGCAACGACCACCACGCTTACGCTCTCTGCTGCCAACACTGGCGCAGTCAGCGCAACAACCGTTGTCACCGTCACTCCGGTTACTCGTGTCTTCCGCACCATCGTTGCTGGAAAGCAAGCGTTGGCTGAGGCTGTTGCACAAGAGCCAGGTGTGGTCATCGGACCAGTTACTGACCGCTTGATGCGCTTCCGCCCAATCGGGTGGTACGGCGTTCTCGGTTGGAGCCGTTACCGTGAGGCTGCTCTCTATCGTATTGAGTCAGGTTCCTCAATCGCTGCTCTCTAGCAGTTAGGTGTTGTGGGGGTTGCCATATAGCGGGTAGCCCCCATAACCCAGAATAAGGATGACATGTCAAATTTTTACTTTACTACCCCAACGGTAGAAGAAACCCCTGCAGGTCCAGGTCCCTTATTTGATAGATATTCATTGAACCGCGGGGTTTCGGTATTGCGTATAAACGGTATCTATTCCTCATATCGTTATCCAGCGCAGACCGAGATTGCTAGTGCCACAGAGTTTTATCTGGGTGGAACAACCACCCTCATCAACCAAGCCACAGCCGATGCGCTGACCGCACAAGGATACGGAGCGTACATAACACCAGCATGAACCTACATCAGATTCAGAAACACCCAGAGTATGTAGAGGGTTGCTTTGGCTGCAAGGTTGGCACACTCGTTATGAATCCAGGAGAGGCTAACTCCAACTTGTCCGTGTCATCAAAGAAATGGGACAAGGAATTACAAGCCTATAGAGATGCCAGGGCACAAGGCATCCAGCCAGCAGGGACAAGCATCAAGCAAGTCCGCGAGGCAGTAGAGATTTCTAACAAAACAGGAAAGGCATATCAAGCGGGGTAAGGAGAGGAATATGGCTGCTAAAAAGAAACCTGTTCGTAAGAAGGCAGTTGCCAAAAGTAAGCAGGTGGAAACAGTCAAGGATGAGTCATACTCAGAACTTGAGATGTACTGCATCTGGCTCAATGAGTATTACAACTCCTTACTCAAGGCTGGCTTCAAGTACGACATAGCCTTATCGCTTGTTATGGATAA